GTTGACATATTCGCGTGTGCACGTTCGTATTAATGGGGTGAACGGCCCTCATTTGCGCCCCCGCATCTTGCCCCCTCGTTTGGTATTTTCCCAATGCACGGCATATCTTTGACATATGGAATTCATCACAACCCTTTCGGCCCCCGCTCTCGCATTCGTGGCCGCTGTCGTATTGGCCGCTCTGGCCCTCGTTTCATCTCTCATCATTGAGGGCGTACGTTAACCCTTCAACCCTTCAACCCTTTAACTATGACCGACATTCAATACACCCGTACTATTGAGGCCCTACGCGCACCTGTTCACCTGTGGACTTTGTGCGAAGTTTCCGAGCCGTACGCGTCTCTGATCCGTACGAAACTGAACCACCCCGCAAGCTTTCACGCGATGTTGGAAGTCACGGCCCTCTGCATTGAGTCGGGCCGTTTCATCATTGATGAAAATTACTCTCCCGTTCTGCTCAGGTGTGGAGCGAGAGCGGCCCGCGCACTAAAGCGGGAACTAGGCCTTGACTTGAACCCTGAGCAGATATCTGCAGCCTTGGCCGAAAGTCTTTTGACCCTTTAACCCTTTAACCCATTTAACTATGACTATCGAACAGAAGACAGTGTGGGAAATGCGCCGATCATTGCAGCACATTGAACCCACACCCGGAAACCGGGCCGCAATTTTGCGGGCCGTTAATGATGTCTTGGGCCGCTACGGTTTTAGTACCCCGCAAAATATCGGCGGGGTTAATCAATCGGCGAAAATTGAGAAAGGTGCAAAGTTCAACGTGCTGACCTATATCTCATATTTGGCCCCCTCGGATATGTCAGGGGCCGTCAATGTCTGTCCAGCGGCCTCGGAAGGTTGCCGGGCTGCTTGCCTATTCAATTCCGGCCGCGCAAGTTTTGACAGCAAAGTAAACGCGGCCCGCATCAGTAGAACGCTATTTTACGCGGCCTCCCGTTCTCATTTTAGTGCTGTTCTCTTTCGTGAGATAATGACGGCCCGCACAAAAGCGGCCAAAGCGGGGGCCAAGTTTGCCGTACGCATAAATGGCACATCTGACATATCCCCAAAAGCGTTCAAGGTGTACGGAATTGATGCGCTCAATTTCTTTCCTGACGTTCAATTCTACGACTACACAAAAGTGATCGGACGTGTGCGGGCCGCGTACGGGTCAAACTATAGTGTGACCGTTTCTTGGGTTGACGGTATGACGTTAGAAGATATGCGGGCCATTTTGGCGGCCGGGTATTCTGTGGCCGTCCCTTTTGCCGATCTGGACAAAAATGGGCGGATCAAAGTGGCAAAGTCGGCCCGCCTACCTGAGACCTTCGAAGGATATCGCGTAATAGATGGCGATATATCCGACCTGAGATATCTGGACCGGGAATATTTTGAAATTCCTGACGGGGTCGGGTTTATCGTTGGATTGAGAGCGAAGAGGACAACGAAAGCGGCCGAAAGTGTGGCCCTCGAAAGCGGATTTTTCATCCCGGTTTGATATGCGCGAAATTTGCACCCTTCTGGCCTCCTGTTTGCTCGTGTGGTCCTTCGCTTTCTGTCTGTCCTATTTGCTGACGCTTCTGATTTTGTAGGCCCTTAGATTAAAGCTTCGCGAATAGATGAACCCCGCGCCGATTAGGTGCGGGGTTTTTCTTTGCGTCAATGGCCCGGCAAAGGATCCGAATGAGGGCCGTTTTGTACGTCAACGGATCTGGAAAGGATCCGAATGAGGGCCGTTTTGTACGTCAACGGACCTGGAAAGGATCCGAATGAGGGCCGTTTTTTTATGGGATCAGAGGAAAATGGGGGCCGCGAAGATATTTTTTACCGCTGGGGACGCATTTTAAGGGGGCAAATTTGCCCTAACTCAAAATATTGGGCCTAGGGTGCTCAGAAGGCCGAAAGTCGAAATTTGACCCGTTTCCGGCCGCCTACGTCAATTCCCAGTACTCCGATGGGAATTATCGGACATGCAGGGAAAGTTTGGCGAATTCCCTATCGAAGGGAACGGGCAGAAATAATCCGCCAAAATCTCATTAGGCACAAACCCCAATCAATACTGGCGTTTCAGCCCGTTTCAACGCGCAAATGACGCGCCAATCGCGATTTTTTTTCGCCAGAAGTTTGGTTTGTGTTGGGAGAACGCCCTACATTGCGGCTATGTTCAACGCTATCAACACCCCCGCTCCGTTCTTCGCAAACGTTCAAACTAAGATCATCGAGCTTTTTATGGATTACTGCGATGATTTCTATGCCGAGTTCGCTCCAATCGAAGACTGCACTAAAACGCGCCACTTGCGATTGGTTGTGAATCGTGAAGACTGCAATCCAATGACTCCAGCAGACATTATGGACTTGCATCAGCTTATCACAGTCGCTTGCTATCACGACCCATACTTGAAGGACGTTATTGCCTTTGACGACTTCTACTATAAGCAAGGCGAGCCAATGACCATTTTGACTCTTGGGTTTGACATCCTCTAATGAGAGAGAAAAAAAAAAAAAATTTCGAAAAAAAAATTTTCCGATATGACACAAGAAAAAATCCGTATGGAAATTCAGGAGATCGCCCTGTCAGTAGCGTTGATGCTCACAGAGCGTGAAGTAGCCGCGAATGGCGAGATGTCAGAAGATATTAAAGACGTGGTCGAGTCTCATCGCGAGGATATTGAGCAAGCGTTGTGGGATCTTCATCACACAATCAAATCTGCCTACAATGATTGAGCCTTGTGAAAGATGCGATGGGTCTGGAGAGATTCAAGATATGGGCTGGCAAGGAGAATATCCTGAATATTGCTCCTGTCCAGAGTGTGGTGGGTCCGGAAGTGACTACGAACCGGATCCGGACGAGAAGTTTGAGCGCATCAGAGAGGGAACCTAATTAGGTTCCCTTTTTGTGTGTGTACTTATTATAGTACTTATAGTACCTAATAGGTACAAGGGGTACTTCTAAAGTGTTATCAAAAATTTGATGTTAATAAAGACAAGTTCTATTTCTTGCGCGTGTTGGCTAAAAACCCCCTTCTTTGTCGCACCAAGTAACTTTCAGAAATGATCACCTTTAGAGAAATGATTGACTTGCTCTCCCCCTCGAACAAGAAGGGCGACAATAAGAGCGACACCCACTACGAGTTGAAAGCTGCAATGAGAGCGGCTTGTTACATTATGTCTCCCGGCATCTTCACGAGCGATATGATTCTGTTGCGTGTTGGAGACAAGTGCGGCTATGATCCTAGCCTTGTACGGTCTCAAATTATGGCTTGGTGTAAGTCGGGTGCATTGGCTGACGTGGGCTATGTCCGCAAAGGACACGCGTCTGTTCCTTGCTACATCATCAGAGATGCCAGAAAGCTTGTCTAAACATCACTATTGGACGTTTCCAGGACTCGACTTCCACACCAGAGATATTCCAATGTTGCATTTGACATCGGAAGTCTGCTGGAAGCTAGATCTCCCTGTAGCGGAAGTTCGTGGATTGAGCAGAAAGAGGGTGTATGCTTACACTCGGTTTGCCCTGTACTATATCTTCATCCGGAAAGAAAAAAAAACTTACGAGAAGGTTGGGCAATTCTTCTACCGTGACCATAGTAGCGTCGTCCACGGAGTGCGTAATTGGGAAGATTGGATTTCCGTCAATGACCCGGTGGTGATGCCCTATCACGCCGCCGCAATGAGTGTATATCAGAACATCAAACAAACAGTACAAAATGAGCAGTCGCAAAACATTTGACATCACCTTGAACATCGACGATCTGCGGAAGCAGAAGCCTTATTTCATTGTGGGCAAGAAGGGAACCTATCTCGACCTGAAAGTGATTGAGATGGAAAACAAAGAGTACAATGATTTCGTCGTGGTCCGCAAGACTACCAAGAAGGAATACGACGATGGGATCAAGGGTGACATCGTTGGCTATGGCAAGGATTGGGATTTGCGTAATGGCAATGACACCAAGGCTGCGCAGCCCACAAGCCAGCCTGAACCAGAGGGGGATGACGACCTTCCATTCTAATGGCAAGGATTGAAGTCGATCTCACGGTCTTGGCCCAAATCGACATTGAGGGTATTGAAGTGTTTAAGGCTCTAGTAAAACTCAATGCGGGTCAGGATATGGAGCGTGTGCAGAAAGACCTTAACTTGACCGACTTACAAGCGAGGCAAGTCGCAAGTTATTTGGTTACGAAGGAGGGGGAGCAACGGCTCCCCTTTCTATTCTGCCAACAGGCTAGTACAGATCTTGATGTCTTGTGCATTGCAGTCACCCAAAACTTGAACAGGATCTTGGGTACGGAGTACCGACCTGGTGATGTCAAGAAATATGTCCGAGTTTGGTATGATAGGGGTTTTGTAGAAATAACAGCCTACACAAATGTTGTTTCAGACCGAGCCAGAGCGTGGAGGTCGGAGCCGAAGCTGAAAACGCACTTGCGTCCTGCAACCTTGTTTGGCAATAAATTCGAGGAATACCGTAACCTGTCTATGATCGCATCGAACGATTCGGACAGGACTGACCTTGAGGATGAATTTACAGGTGTGTGATGAAGACTAAGACTGTAGTAGATTTTTTGCCCAAGGTATATGAGCTGCGAAACGAGAAGAGAGATTCAGCGTGTAAGACGGGGATCGAGGCATTGGACGACCTATACGCTCCACGCAAAGGCTATCCCCTTTTCGTGGCGGGTGCGCCACATCACGGTAAATCCTTATTTGTCAAATGGCTATTGATTGAATGGAGCGAGAGATACAAGTTCCGTCATTTTGTGTATATGGGCGAGGAGGGCGGACCAGAGGAGTTGGCTATGGATTTGGCGGAGATGCACGTTGGATGCCCAGCACGAAAAAAAAATTTTCGTGGCGAAGACCAAGAACATATGTCGGACTCGGAATTCGAGCTTGCTATGGAGTGGGTGGGGGAACATTTCGTGTTCTTCGATCCCGACGAGCAAGAGGGCGACTTTACTCCCGACGAGTTTTACGCAGCTTGCAATTGTTCCGGTTACGACACGACAGTACTCGATCCCTTCAACGATGCAATGAAAGACTTGAAGGATGCAATGGGTCGAGAGGACATTTGGCTCACCTCGGAATTGAAGAAGATCCGGCATCATAGTCGAGATTGGAACCGGATTGACATCGTGGTGAATCATATTGCGAAGCTTCACGCTGACGCAACAACAACGAGTGGCAAGCGTTACCAAAAACCCGCATTGCCTCAAGAATGGGCTGGAGGTCAATCGTGGTACAGAAGGGCGTTTACTATGCTTCTGGTGTATAGGCCGCCCGCAGGAGAGGTATTGCGAGAGGGAGAACCAGAAATAAGAGACGGGGAAACTTGGATTGTAAATCAGAAGACCAAGCCTAAAGGCAGCGGTAGGCTCGGTCTGGCTAAACTTTACTTAAACCGCCGCAGTAACCGATT